ACGAGGTTACCGGACCGGCCACGGCACCGGACCTGGGACACCCGGCAGCCATCGGCACCGGTTACATTCTCCATTTCTCTGTAAATTTCAGAGACCCGAGAAATAATTTTATCAATTATAGAATAGTCTCTCGTTTCATCCGATGACGTGTGAACAGCGACAACAAACGTTCGCGGTCCGTGTTCAAGTACGGTTGTGGTGGAAAAGAGAACTTCATCACCTGAGATAGTAATGAAATATCCTGTTGAAAACGGTCGGCTGTCAACGGATTGGGATTCTTTGATTCTGTCACCAGTTACTCCCAAGTTATTCAACTCTGTGTCCGTTGCCAACGCCTCATAAAGAACTGATGGTCTCACGTCATTCTCTCCATATGCTCAATAAGATTTTGCAAATCTTTCATTAGAGCATCCCCAGCAATACGCATCATAGGACCAATAACAGCGTATTTTCTATTGTTTGCAATTTCCAACCAAATACCGTAATCAACCGAATACGTCATCAGGATTTCAATAAATCCTCGTCCATGATTCGGAATTGCCATCAAGCCTGCACGAGCTGCGCCGGTATCGTCTGTCCAGGGGGCGCGCTGTTTTAATTCACCCTCGGTAATCGCTGCACGACGATCAGTAACTATAGCCAAAGAGCGACTTAAATTTGAGTCGAAATTTCTGAGATTTCGCCTCAATTTTTTGTCGTCGTAACTCACTCTTACTTGGGCCACGGAAGCCCTCGGTATTCTTGAAGGTTAATAGTTTGTCGGTAAATTCGAAAACACCCAGCACAGCGATAAACCCCGTTATCACCGACAATAGGAATCCCATCAATAGGCCCACCGTGATCGGAACAAATAATGGCATCGCTATTTTCAATTTCATGTTGGGCTTGGCCCGTGACTGATTCCACCGGCTTTTACCTCATATCCGTTTGATGGATAAACAAAAGTTATTCTGAACTTTTGGTCTCCGATTTTCCAAAAATCCCCGATAGCCACGATTGCATCATATTTACCGAGAAGGACGAAATCGAAACGTCGTGTTCCGTCAGGTGGACCTTCGACGATTCCGTCACTACCACTCCAAATGATTTTAAAAATTTGTTCGCCGCGTTGCCCGCCAGGCGCATACGACTTGGTACCGTTAGATTCCATAACGGTTTTAAAACCTAAATCGATCACAGATGGATCGGCAGCAATAAATCGTTCTGTGGCTTTTCGCTGCATACCAAGCTCAAGAGTCGAAAGCATTAAACCCTCACAGCGGTATAAACCCGTGCATTCGCTTTCGCTACAGTTCCAGCGGCCAGGTCTTCATCTTTAACAGCCTGTTCCCAAACGGCTACAAGCTGCCTAAGATTATTAAAAAAATCGACAGATCGAGAAGAATTATTCTCTGTAATGGACGTTGCAACTGACGTAGCTTTTGCACTTAAACCCCTTAGAACTGCGAGAATTGTCCGGGATTGCGAAAGACCTGAGTCTAACAACGCTGCAATCGCAGTGTCATCAAAACCCAGGTCTGCCGCTTCGTCAGGAATTTGCAACTTTACAGCGGTAATTTGCGCTGCCTCAGCCACGATAACTCCTACTTGGTATCAGAGACATCTTCCGTTTTGTCCGACTCTTCATCTTCGGACGTGAAAGTGACCTCTTCACCAGAGTCACGTAAATCTTGGAGTTTCACAGCGAGCTTGTTTTCAAGAGCTTCGCGACCCTCTTTTTTGTTGGCGTCAACTTCAAGTTCTTTCAGATCGGCCAGAAGCGCATCGATGTTTTGCAGGCCGGTGACATATTCAACAATGTCATCGTCCATGTGATCGTCAACGGGATTTCCCTGCTCATCAACTTCGTAGCTTCCGAAACCGCCGTATTCAGCATCACGTTGCGGAGTTAAATCGAAAGCGCCAGGAGTGTGACCGGGACCAGTGTATTCCACCCGTTTTCCGTTTACACGATCAGCAACACGACCGGTGTCGTAATCGAGAGTCGTGCCGGGAAGCGGAGCGCCGCCCTTATCGTAAACAGCAGCTTCACGTTCTGCCTGATTGTAGAAAGGCGAAATCGCATGATTTCCAGCCTCTTCACCAGGTTCGGGAGTCTTCGTGCCATCAACGCCAAAACGACGTTCATTGGCAGCGATTAAATAACCACGTCCACGCTCAGTGAGATATTTCTTGTCCTCAACACTGAGCGGTTGGTTTAAATCTACTTGCTTGCCCATTCCTTACCCTTTCAAATCCTTATCCTTTCAAAGTTTAGAAACGTGGGAGTGGAATCTTTACGGTACAGGAATTCTCTTTGCCGACTTACCTTACACGGTTCCCACGGGTCTAATTAAACGAGGAAGCCGCCGCCTCGTTTGTAAATGGGCGGAATGTCGTAAGTGCCGGAAACCTTGATTTGCATCACGGCAGCACCACCACGTTGACGGATACCCGAACCAAAAGTGCGAGCGTAGAAACCGTCGATCAGCGGATAACGCTGGTAGTTACCGGCGATAATACGCAGACCCTGCATTTGCGGATTTGCGTGTTGACGCAGACCCACAGGATTCGACAGAGCGAAGCGTCCACCGTAACCGAAACCAGCCAGGTAGCCCGGAGGAATGTAATCCTCTTCAACGATGTTCCAGAAACCGTACGAACCGATAACAGCCAAACCACCAAAAGTAGGTGCGGGCTGATTACCGAGTAAGCCTTCGGCGTTCGGAAGAATCATTGCAGGTTGCGTAGGCGACGGAATGAAATCGTAGCCAGCAACAGCGCCGTTGTTGTTCGCAACGCCACGACGGAACTGGCGGATCGCGTCAGTTTCCGCTTTGTTCGCCAGCAGCAAGAATTGTGTTCCTGCCTGAGGCGAATATCCGTGCTCTGCAATGAGTTCCATTAAATCTTCGAGGTCCGAAGAATCAACAGTGCTGTTATGAGAAATCACATAGTGGTTGTGGGTCTCATCGAACACGTTGTTTTTGAAACGCGGGGGAGCGACACCTTCACCGTTGTACAGCGGCCAAACGTTATATGCTTGGTTACGGATGTTTGCACGACGGGTACGATTGTCGAAAATCGCTTCCATAACCTTACGGAAAACGTTTCGCTTGTCAGCCCACAAAACGCCTTCGTGAATTGCCTCAATTTGACGAGCGTCGCCGTCTGCAAGCGCCATCCACGTGTAAGCGTTTCGCTTGTCGTAGTGACGCAGGTCGTAGCCCATTTGGAAAACTTCCATAGGCAGACCGGCACCACGCGGCACACCGAGTTCGGTAGCCTCTTCGAAAGTGACTTCACCGATTTGAACGACAGGCTCAACCGGCACAGTGACGGGATACGTCAAAAGTGCGATTAAGTCATCCATCGCCTCGTTGTAAATGTTGATCGACTCAGCGAAAGAATTCCACAGAGCGTTAAGATCAACACCGTCAGAAGTTACGGTGACTAGATCGCCCTGAGTTAAAATCCCCTCTTGGCGGACCGGAGCGGTACCACCAAAAATCGGACCAACAGGAATGCCCTTTACGAACAATCCGTTTTTCATGGCTGCCATCATGGCATTCCCTTCGATTCGATCTTTTCTAGTTCTCGTTTTGACAGTTCTTACGGAGTTGCGTCCAGAACATTTACGATCAGTCGATCTGCCTCAGCAGTGTGACCAACGTAAATTCCGTCGCCACCCTTAGTCGCGTTTACAGAACCGTCCGCGTGAGCGTAGTAGTTCTTTCCGGCTTCGGGAGTAACAACAGGAACAGCAACAGTTGCCGTTGCGTCGTTTGCCTCAATTGCATATCCCGGAGGAACAACAACCGAGAAATTCGGAGCCGTGCCAGTAACAGTAACGTCACTTGCGAGAAGACCGTCATCGACTGCAACAATCGCAGTTTTCAGATCAGATGCCGCACCGTTGAAAGCAACGCCTGCAATCGCAGTCGAATTGCTGGTATGCAGATTCTTTAACTTCACAGTGAAGTCGCCAGAACCGGCAACAACCGTGACTGCAAAAGAATTCGTAAGAGAGGTAGGCCGGAAATTCGTAATTTCACCGTGCTTACCAACGTCTTGTGGGTCACCAGCCATGTTGTTAATGCCACCATCCAGGAGATTTCCGTGGATGTCTGCACCAACAGCGACAATCATCAAACCTTTAATTCCAGTTTGGCCGGAACCAATAACAATGGCACCGCTGGAATTATGACCGACAGCCAAAACAGTATTTGCTTCGGTATCAAGATCGATGTCTTCGGCCAGGACGCCACGGTAGTTCCCGATGTAGCCGTCGTATTTGTCCCAGCGCGGCTTAGTCGTGAGTCCCATGTCTGATTCCTCCGTTTGGGGTAGTTCGGTCTCGATGTTAGCAATGACTAGGACTTATACCCGGTCAACACGCCGTGTGTCAGCGCTTAAGGCTGGGCATCTTGGCGCGCCCATGAGCGATGATGGGCCATTTCGACTCAAGTTCGCTACGACGCGTGGCCTTGTCATTATTTTTCGACGGATTCGCCGGGGGAGTGCCAGTACCAGTTTGACGCGGAGGTGTTGTTGTACGCTGTTGTTGCG